GGCTTTTATACTACTACTGTAAAACCTGAAGCTAATATGTATGCAAGACAGGCTAAGGTAGAAGGTAAGGGTAATAATCCAAATGTTATGATGTTAAAAGGTAGGAATAGAAATTTACTTGACACTAAGTCTAAAGATGCAGTTATTTCTAAAGAAAAAGCACAAAAGTTAGGATTTGGTGATATATTTGGTAGTCATGAAAGTATGAATATAGATGATTTATTCCTAAGAGCTATTAAACGTGGCAAAGCTACACAAGCAAGCAACACACAGATATTACGAGATATGGGATACTCAGGTATTAAGACAGGTAATCATAGAATATATATTGACCCTGATGATCTTGCTGGGCAGTACAGTAAATTCTAAACATGCTATAATACGGCTTTAGCACTAAGGAGCATATTATGGAGTTAATGAAGGAACTTGAGAACGCTGATCCAAGGTTTGGTGAAAGCGATCATAAAGAAGCTATACGTAAGATTATGGAGTACCACGATGCTCCAGATGAGTTCATGCAACAATTGGTAACGTTCTCATCTACACTTAAGAATGGCAGATATAAAGCAATAGATTATATTAAAGCTGTTCAATACTGTACATACAGACAGATGAATAAGACAATGGTAGAAAGTTATAGACTTACTTTCCCTGATAGACTTATGAGAGACGGTAAGAAAAAACCAACTGGTACAATAGACGCAGCAGCTTCTATATATGATAAGACTGCACTTGTACAAGGCATATTATCTCAAGTGCAGATACCATTGCATATTATGATGATGCCAGAAAGAGTAAAAGCTGCCAATGTACTAGCTTATTTAATGATGAATGCTGAGAACGAACGTGTTCAGATGGAAGCTGCAGATAAACTGCTTAATCATATTAATGTACCAGAAACACATAAAATAGAGCTAGATGTAGGGTTCAAAGCAGATGAGACCATAACAGAGTTAAACGATAAGCTTACATCACTTGCTAATTTTGCACAAGCTAAAATACAAGCAGATATACTTACACCACTTCAAGTTATTGAATCATGAGCAGAATAGACATTGTAACCCCATCTTATGGGGAAATGTATTATCCAAGTACAGAAGCTATTAAATTTATAGAGTTCATAAAGCAGTTTGCTAATGAATCGAATAAGTCAGCCTTAGTCCACTATATGATATGTGATGCACTATTCTCAGGTAAGAGATTGAATGTTATACAGTGCTCAAGAGGTATAGGAAAGACCACAACAGCTGAGTATGCAGTTATTTATGCAATGATTATGGGTAGATTTCCTGGTATAAAAGGTGATATACAATATTGTCTGTTCCTTGGTGACTCTGAAGATAATGGTGTAAAGCAGTTTATTGAGAATGTATTCTTAAAGATAACTGGTAATGAACAATTTGAGGCACTTATTAAAATTGAAAAGAAGGTAAAAAATGAACTCGTTGTCAATATTGGTAGTAGAAAATTCTGGTTGGTCGGAAGAGGTGCAAAGCAATCTCCTAGGGGTACTAAGAGAGGAAGTCTTGGGGAAATCAGACCTCAGCTTCTTATTGCAGATGATGTCACAAATGAAGATGATGCCAAGTCGGAACTTGAAAGAGAAGAAATTAAAACAAGATTTAACCGTGCTTTTCTTCCAGCTCTTGAACCGGGCAATAACAAGGTCGTCCTCATCGGAACCCCTCAACACGAAGACGATATTATTCTTACAAAGATGCGAAACAATGAGTGGAACAGAGTTAAACTCCCGATCTGTACAAACTGGAGAGCAGATTTAAAGGAAGAAGAATTTGAAGGGGCTTGGGAAGATAGATTCCCCTACTCCGAAGTAATGAGTATGTATTTACAGTATAAGGAAGATGGTGATGAATCAGGGTTTATGCAGGAGTATATGTTGGAATTAATGGATGAAAGTGATAGAATGTTCCCTGACGAGAATATTGTTACATATGAGTATGATGATATAAAGAATAATTTTAATAATCTTAATATTTATATATCTGCAGATTTTAATGCTAAGGAAACAAAACATGGAGACTTTGGTTCAATACTCGTTGTGGGTGTTACTAATAATAATGATTGGCTTTTACTTGATGGTGTCTTTGGTCGCTTTAAGCCTACTGAGTCTATCGATCATCTTTTCAGACTTTGCAAGATATATAATCCACTTGGTGTGGGTTTTGAAAAGGTCGCATTCCAAGAGTGGGGTGAGCAATGGATAAGACAGGAAATGATAAGAAGAAATCTATTCTTTAACATAGTACATATGTCAGATAATTCTAAAAAGAAAAAGATACTTCGTATTTCATCATTAGAACCTAGATTCAATATGAAGAAAGTATTCTTGCCTAGTGACCATCGTAAGACCCTTATATCTGAGCTTACTCATGAACTTAAGCTTACTACTCGTAAAGAATGTAAAGCACGACATGATGATCTCATAGACTGTCTGGCTAACTTCACACAGATGCAGATGATAGCACCTGGTAAGCAAGAGACATATAATTTTGAGAAGGGTACCTTTGAAGAAGTGCAGTATGAAAGTAGGGACTCAACTACTTTTTAGGTATAATATCCGAAAGGATTTTATATGGCCCAAATGAAAATAACTACCGAAGATCTGCACTCATTTGTCAGATCTCTCGATGAAAGACTTATAGATAAAAGAAAATACCCTGACTCCTGGCTTGATGATAAAATAGATAAAGCCTATGAACTTACAGCTACACAACGCCAATCATTTTATGCTGAAGAAGTGTTAGACCTAACTGAATATATTATTGATGGAACACAGAAGTTTCAAGTTGATATGGACGGTGATGTATTAGGTTATAAACGCATATTCACAAACACTAAAACAAATGATATAACATGGCATGTAAACGTTGACCAATCACTAGAAATATATCTTAATACAGATAGATTATCTGGTGTTGAACATAGAATTACTTTTCAATATTATTATGTACCTAAAACAGCTACTAATGAAACATATATGTCAGCTGATGTATATCGTATGTTACAGCAAGCTATTAAATACTCTGTATGGGATGCTATTAGAGACTTTGATAAGTCAGCAGCTGCATTCCAAGAATTCAAAGCATCTACCACTACAGTTATTAATGGTCTTGATATTGATGCCAATACTGAAGGCTGGAATGGAGGTTTCTATTAATGAGAATTGTAAGACAAACACAATCACAAGACCAGATTGATAAGAATGATTCAAAAGTTACTGCTGATGAACTAAACATTGAACGTGTTATATATCGTAAACTATCTTCATTGACAGATAACAAAGTAATACAAGATCCTGCTGATGCTGACTCTGAATATTCTAGGTTTTTATTACATATGAATGATATACAGGCAGACATAGGAGTTGAACCAAGTGTAATGAAATTAGATGAGTATCTAGGCGAATTGGGTGTTTCTAAAGAATACCCATTTATTGATGATGTATATGGTCTTGACCCTTGGATAGAGATACTAGATCAAGAAGAGTTTAGAAATGTTGTTAATTTAGGTACTAATATAGTTTATACAAAGAATGGTACTACATATAATGTAGTTCATAGAACATAAGGAGAAAATATGTCAAACGATAAAAGTGTAGCATCATTCGTAGAGAATGTAAACATAGTAGCCAATGCAACTAAGTTGGCAACTGGTGATGTTATTGAAGATGCTCAATTAGCAAGAGATGAAGCAGTAAGAGCTGCTAATGAAGCAAGACTATCAGCTATTAATGCAGAGTCTAATAACCTATTTGCACACGAATGGGCTAACAAGGCCTATAATTCAGAGGTATATAATGGAGAATACAGTTCATATCACTGGTCAGTAGTATCATATCAGAACTCAGGCGAGAAGCTTATACAAGACCTGTTAACATCAACTAAGTTTACTTGGTCTTCAGATAAGATACAAAACCAATTAAATACTAAGTCAGATACAAATCATACACACACTGGTGTATATGAACCAACTATTACTAAGCGTTCTGCATTTAATAAGAACTATGGCGGTACTGGTATTGCTGATTCAGTTGCACACAGTGACCATAATCACGATGATGATTATGAGCATTCTATTGGTACAAAAGGTACAGCTTTTAATAAGAACTTTGGTACATCATCGGATACAGTAGCTGAAGGTGACCATACTCACAGTAACTATATGCCAATGGAAATACGTAATACAGCATATAATAAGAACTTTGGTAAAGCTCCTGGCGAAGTAGCAGAAGGTAATCACTTTCACCCAGCTGAAAAGATCACATATGATAACACAGGTAATATACTTATATCATCATCTACAGTTCAAGGTGCTATTAACCAACTTGACAATCAGATAGGTATTTTCTCAATTTCAGAGAATACATATCTAACTGCAGGTTACTCTGTACAAACAGAAGTACCTATCGGCGGTATAGACACACCAGTTAAAGTAGCAGTACCATTATCAATACTTGGTATTAGTCATAATGCTGTTTTAAACAATGGTTCATCTATTATAGTACATATAGACCCAGAACCTGAGAAGTTGATTGAAGGTACAATTACAATGACATTAACTGTATCAACTACAGATACTATTGCATTGTCTATTGCAGTTGATGATACTATACTTGGTGAAAGAGTTGTATCTAATAATGGTATATTAACTATTACTAAATACTTATCTAGACTACCTGTTGACAGCTTCACTATCTCGCCATACTTAACAAATTTAGATAATACTAATAATATTATGGTTGAGTCTATGAACATAGCTTGGGAAGGTGCACCTCAAGGTGCATTGGTAGCGTCAGGTGTTGTTGTTGACCATGCAGATATTACTGGTACAGGTGCAGCTAATGGTGTTCATACAACATCAGATATACAAGACCTTGATTCTGAGCTTTTATCTAAAGCAGACAAGCTGCCTTCTGCCCCAGCAGATAATCTTATGGCATTTGATGCTAACGGTAATATTAAAGATGCTGGACATACAATCTCAGATGTATCAAATAAAGCCGATAAAGTATCTGGAGCTACAGCTAATAAAATAGCTATACTTACATCTGCAGGTAACTTAGCTGAAGGTACAAATGTAATAGCAGACTTAGCATTGAAGACCGGGTCAACATCGAATAGATTTAAAGTAGCAAATAGTACTATAGATTCAGAAGCTGTTCCAAAAGGACAACTAGTATCTATATTATCTAACTATACACTCTCCACAGAGCTAGATACACACCTTAATGCTACTAACCCTCATAATATCACACCAATAGTAATTGGAGCTGCTACGTCCTCACATACGCATGGTTATGCAGACGTTCCTGGATTAAGTGATGATTTAGATGATAGATATAGTAAAATTAGTACTGCTGGTCAACACAATATTGTTGCATTTGGTATTGATTCATTAGAAGATACTGGCATTTCATATATTAATAAATTGCTTGATGGTGAGGTAATGGAGTGAGTTACGAAGTAGAAGTATCCTGTGGAGGGACTATTGAAGCCTCTTGTAACACTTGGGGGGTTTCTACTGGATGTGATAACTCATCACCTGGAAAGGATGGACCTCCGGGGCCTCCTGGACCTAAAGGTCCTCCCGGCAAGGATGGTAGAGATGGTAAAGACGGTATCAACGGTAAGGATGGCAAAGATGG